GGCAATCTTGTTACAATGACCAACACAACAGCCAACACTGCTGCATCAGATATTAACGGAGCCAGTTTATTTGGTGTTACTGCAAGAGTAAATTCAAGCTCACAACTAGAAATTTTTGTTAATGGATCTACTCGCGTGTTTAGTAACGCCGCTGGTAATTTACGTGGGGTTATGGACACTGTTACAAACACAGCAGACACATTGGTAATCACTAAAGGTTCAGTTCTCCTTGGTGCTAACCTAGACTGTGCTGGTAACTTAGGTATCTTACAATCAGGTTTAGGCAGTATCAGCAACGGTGGCAACACATATACATACAATGGTCCTACTATCGTTTTTGCAGGTTATACAAGCCCACCAGCATGGAGAACTTCAGATGTAACTCCACGTCCAGATGGTTCTGTATGGTTTAAAACCACAGCCACTGGTAACGGTGCTAGCTATGCTATTAAAGAATACAGTGCAGTTTTAGCTAGTTTCCAATTGTTAAGTGCTCCACTATATTTAAATGACAGTGCTGCGATCTATGGATTAGATCCAGTGGGTGGCGGCGCAAGTCTAGATGCGGGCGCACTATATGTTAAATATGATACATTAAGCACAACTACAGCTACATTTACTCCTTATATTAAGAATGTTCAAGGTCTTTTAACAATCACAGGAACAGTGGCGGGTGGCGCAGCATTAACATATCGTGCTAACGATAGCTTTACTATGTCAGTAAGTGTTCCAGGTAGCTCGACACTAAGCACAGCAACAGTAACGATTGGTGGTAGTGGTAATGTTCAACCAGCAACGGCGTTAGTTAGTGCTATTTTATCAGCTAATCTACCAAATATCACTGCTGGTATTAATTCAGATGGACAAGTTTTTGTAAGTCACTTAGCAGGTGGTACTATTGGATGGCTTCAATCAGTTGGAACACCGATGGATACAGCAGGGCTGAACGATGCAACACATGTTCAAGAATTAATAGCAGGTGTTTTATACTTAGCAAGTCCGTTCACTGAACTAACTTATACATATTCAGCAACAGCACCATACAGTGATCCAAGAGATGACACATTATGGTACTACAGCGATCCATTGGTAGCTGACATCATGATCAATGATGGTAGCGCATGGAAAGGTTACCGTAATGTAGCTAATGATGCACGCGGTGCTGATCTGACAGCAACAGACCCCAATGGTCCAATTTTCGCAGCTAGTCAACCACTAACACAAAGCGATGGAACAAGCCAATTAGCAGCAGGTGACTTGTGGATTTCTACAAGTGATGCCGATCTCGCTAATTATCCTGTTATCTATCGATATACAGCAAGCAACGGCGGTGGTGGTACAGTAAATAGTTGGGTCCTGATAGACAATGCTGATGATGTTAGTGCCGATGGTATAGTATTTGCAGATGCACGTTGGTCAGCTACAGGTAACGTAGATGTTATCACAGGCAGTCTACCAACAATCACTAGCTTAATCACTAGTGATTATAAAGATCCAGATTGTCCAGCATATCAACTATATGCACGCGGAACCATATTGTTTAACACACGCCGCAGTGGATACAACGTTAAACGTTTTGAAAGTGTAGGCTTTACTAGTGCTCAACTAGCTACAGTGACAGGCACAGAAGCTGCAACTTGGTTCACACAAAGTGGTGTTGATCCTACAACAGCAGTTCCTTACTTTGGAACTAAAGCACAACGTTCGACAGTAGTTGAAGCATTGAAATCAGCAGTTGCTTCAAGCACAGCCTTACGTGAAGAACAAACACAGTTTAACTTAATTTGCTGTCCGGGATACCCAGAACTCATCCAAGACATGATCACACTAAACAATGATCGCGTTAACACTGCATTTATCATTGGTGACAGTCCGTTAGATTTAACAAGTGACTCAACAACAATCAATGCTTGGGCTAATAACACTAACCTAGCAACAGACAATGGTGAAGAAGGTCTAGTTAGTAACAGTGAATATCTAGGTGTTTACTATCCAAGTGGTCTAGCTACTAATTTAGATGGTGAGAGCGTAGTTGTTCCACCAAGCCATATGATGCTAAGAACATTTATTCGTTCAGATGCAGTAAGTTATCCATGGTTTGCTCCAGCTGGGGTGCGTCGTGGTTTAATTGACAACGTTACAGCTATTGGTTATATTGATACAAGTGATAACAATACATTTAAATCGATCGGTGTAACTGCTGGTTTGCGTGATGTATTATATCAAGACAGAGTAAATCCAATCACAGTATTACCAGGTGTTGGATTAGTGGCATACGGTCAAAAAACACGTGCTGCTCAAGCAAGTGCGATGGACCGTATCAATGTAGCAAGACTAGTAGTTTATCTAAGAACAGTTTTAGCTAGAGTTGCAAGCCCGTTCATATTTGAACCAAATGACACGATCACACGTAGCCAAGTTAAATCAGTATTTGACAGTGTGTTCAATGACTTGGTTGCTAAACGTGCGATTTATGACTTCTTGGTAGTTTGTGATACAACAAACAATACTCCTGTTAGAATTGACAACAACGAGTTATGGATTGATATTGCGATACAACCAGTTAAAGCAATCGAGTTCATTTATATTCCGGTTCGATTACAAAACACTGGCGCGGCTTTAACTATTAATTAATATACGCACTTAATGGGAGGAGAGATCCTCCTCCCAAGTTAGGTAAAAACAGGTAAATACTATTATAGTATTAAAAGGAAAATAAGATGTCAGTAGCATCATTAACAAATTTTACAGTGCCCTTGAGCACCAATCAAAGTGCTAGTTCACAAGGTCTGTTAATGCCTAAATTAAAGTTTCGCTTTCGCGTGACTTTTTTAAATTTTGGTGTTACACAACCCAGCACAGAGTTAACTAAACAAGTTATGGACTTTAAACGTCCTAGTGTGAGCTTTGATCCAATTGAAATTCCTATTTACAACAGTAAAGTTTACCTAGCTGGCAAACCAACCTGGGCAGAAGTCACTTGTAATCTACGTGATGATTCGGGCGGTGAAGTTAGCAAACGTGTTGGTGAACAGATGCAGAAACAATACGACTTCTTCGAACAAAGTTCTGCAAGTTCAGGTATTGATTATAAATTTACTACTGTGCTTGAAATCCTTGATGGTGGTAACGGCACAAATACTCCAAACATTCTCGAAACTTGGGAACTATATGGTTGCTATCTAAGCACAGCTGATTATGCTGATGTTAACTATGCTACAAATGATCCAGTGACTATCGCATTAACTATCCGTTACGATAACGCACTACAAACACCTACAGGTTCTGGCATTGGTGCCACACTAACAAGAACACTAGGCACAGTAATCACTGGTTAACCCAGACGAAACAACTCAAAAAGCTCGGCGTAAAAAACCGGGCTTTTTTTATCTGATAAATATATAAAACGGAAACGACTATGTCACAAAACAATATCTTTGGAGATATATTACAGTCAATCGCACCTAATAGAAATATTCGCGATTACCAACATGCCGCACGGACTTTTATTGATGGCCTATATAGACTTAGTCCTAAATTAAATAATCTATTCCATGTGTTCATTGATGTTAATCAAAACATATCTAATATGGACTCGCTGAGTCAGATAGAAACAGGACTTATGGCTAAGCAGGTACAGCTACCTAAGTTCACAATGGCTACAAAAACACACAATGCATACAATAGAAAAACTATCCAACAGGAAAAAGTCACATATGATCCAGTTACTATTACCTTCCATGATGACAGTGCTGATATAGTACGTAAGTTTTGGTATAATTACTATAGTTACTACTATAGAGACAGCGATTATCCTATTGAGAATTTTAAAGATGACAGCAAGTATAAACAGCGACAACAACAAAATTGGGGTTACAGTCCCAAGACTGATCTAGCTGGTAATATTCCTTTTATCACCAGTATAAGAATCTATAGTCTACATCAAAAACGTTTCAGCAGTTATTATCTTATCCGTCCAATGATACAAATTTTTCAACACGGTCAACATGAATCTGGTGCGTATGCTCCATTGGAACATTCAATGACAGTGAACTATGAAAGTGTGTTATATGACACAGGACCCGTAAGCAATGGCACAGTATTGGGCTTTGCTGAAGTGCATTATGATCAAACCTCAAGTCCATTACGTAATCTCGGCGCACTTATTGGTGCTGGCGGCAGTATCCTGAACAGTATTGAAAATGGCGATTTGGGCAGCACAGTGCAGAATGTAATAAATGCCACAAACATACTTACAGGAACAAATACACAACTTAAACAAGCACCTGCATTAGATCTGAGCCAGATAGGTGAAAGTATTATGAAAGGTCGTAATCCGTTGAGCAGTATTTTCGTGCCAACCAGCGGATCAGTTCAACAAGGTATCAGTAAAGCTACTTCTGGTATTTTTGGTGCGAGCAATCAAGGTCGAACAGACGTATAAGGATAAAGAATATGTCAGCTACATCAGGAAATCTACCAACCGGAAACGGCACAAGTCAAACTCAGCAGTATTTTAACAATTTCTATGTGCAACAATCAAATGTCGGACCTGGCGAAAATGATGCTGTGGTCGCGTATTTCCAGATGATCACCGGAGATAAGGAAACAGGAAAAACTCTTGCAGGCGCTGTTGTGTATACTTGTATACAACAGAGTTTAGATCCAGTAGCAGTAGTTGAACAGTTGAAAAAATTCAGCGATAAAAATAGACTAACAAGTCCGACTTATTCTAGTGAAACCAACAAAGACGCAGTTGATACTGATGTATATAATTCTCAAACAGGAACTTGGTCTAGCAGCGGCAATCAATACGCCAAACCAGGACCCAGCGTTCCTTACAATAATCTCAGTGAACTAGACGCATACTTAACCATGTTACTTAATCTCAATCGCGTTGGCACCAGCCTATTAGGATTAACTAATAGTCCTCGCACTGGCAAATACATACAAAGAACCATACTCGCATAATGGCCAAATACGCTAACGGAAAATACACAGTTAAAAATCCAGAAAAATATATGGGCAAACGCACACCCACTTATCGTAGTAGTTGGGAATTTGCTTTTATGAATTTTTGCGATAATAACCCAGCAGTGTTAAATTGGACCAGTGAAAGTGTTAAGATTCCGTATTATAATCCAGTTAGCGGTAAGAATACTATCTATGTCCCAGATTTCCTAATAGTCTATGTAGACGCTAATCAAAAACAACACACAGAAGTAGTAGAAGTTAAACCCTCAACAGAAACCACTATGGAATCAGCCCGCAGTTATCGTGATAAGCTCAGCGTAGCAATCAATATGGCCAAGTGGGCTGCAGCCGACAGCTGGGCTCGTGCCAATAACATGCGCTTCAGAGTAATTACCGAATACGATATCTTCAAAAATACCAAGCGGTAAATACTGCTACTATGACACAAAAACTAGAAGAACTATTTAACCTATCACCTTCAGATGCTACAACCCCAGAAGAAGCCAAATCCAGCATCGAAGAAAATCGTGCTATCATCAAAGAAGTAGATCTAGCCATTGATAAGATTGATGCCGCACTTCCCTACGTAAACGACCTAGACATCAGCGATCGAGAGCTAGATGATCTCAGCGATCTTGCTAAAGAAAAATTCCAGGACCTAATTGATCTAGGCATGAACGTCGAAGCACGCTTTAGCGGACACATTCTAGCCACAGCAGGCACCCTGCTAGGACATGCTATTACAGCCAAGCAAGCCAAGCTGGATAAAAAGCTACGTATGGTTGATTTACAGCTGAAAAAGGCCCGTTTAGATGCACAAATAGC